CATTCCAACACCTAAGGTTGGCGGGCCAGTTTATAATACCGCTGTGGAAAAAGCTCTCGTATAGAAGCACACGTACATATTGATTGACACACCAGAGTGTGGAAGCCACCAAACAAATTGGGCTCACCGGTTGATATAGATTGTTTTGTTGGCAGTCGAAAAACACAAACACAGTACATAAAAACTCTTTAGCAATAGGAACGAAGCGAGAGGTAATGTTATATAAACTGCACATTAACCTAGTTAATGTACGTTTTATGTTACATATGTCGACGTAGGTTGGGAAAGGTCAGAGCCCATTGTACTTTGTGTATAAACAATTACCTACTTCCAATGTCTCGGCTGTGACGGACTCACATGAAGCTCAAGATTAGATGGAACCAGCGATAAGGTTCCGTCTGACTGAAACAATCTACATGAAACTTAAACATTATTACTTCGTAATAATGCATTTATATCATATTCATTACTTCTATCAACAAACGAAGTGTTATAGTTTGAGTGTTAACGAAAACTTATATCTACGAAGTAGATATACTAAATACACTTAATAAAACATTCTTTTAAGGATAACTCAGAAAATGCGTGTACAGGATATTATAATAGCAGAAGCAAAAGCTGATCCAGATGTAGTGGAAAAATTTGCAAGGGTAAGTGATAAGGACAGATCTTACTATATTATGAAGTGGGCTGAAGAAAAAGGTATCGATGAAGACGATGCTATGGAATTAGCTGGATATACAAAAGGATCGTATATAGGTTATGGATCATACAATTGGAATTACAATCCGCCACGTGAAAGTATAGCAAACGAAGCACCTGCTGGTATGTTAGGACAAATAGGTCGTAAGATAGGAGCAAAAGTAGCCGGAGCAGTTGGCGCTAAAGGAAAAGCAGCAGAACTAACTGGTAAAGTAGAAGTTGGTGCCGAAGCAAATGAATTAAAAACAGCACTTCGTGGCTATGCAGGTAAAACAGGCATTAACATAAAACAAATGCAAGGACCACAACTTGCAGCATTTCTAAAGTCTAAAGGTTATCCAAATATGCATCTTAAAGATGTACAAGGTATAATGACACCTAAGCAAATTGATCAAGCAATTATGACAGCAGCACAAGATGCTGCAAAAGCAGATGGTGATCCTGGCAAAGGAGTTAGTACTGCACCTGCACAACCTAGTGCGCCCGCAGCTGGCGCTGCCCCTGGTACAAACGTTGCAGGGAAACCTGCTGCTCCGCAAGTTGATAAAAACAAAGACGGTAAAGACGATGCTACAGGGCAACCGATGGGTGCAGTTGATGCAAACAAAGACGGCAAAGATGATAACACAGGTAAAGTAATTCCTATGCCAAAGAGCATACCACCTGAAATACAAAAACAATTAGATGCATTATCTCCAACAGAGAAAAAAGTATTGGCGGGGGCGATATAATGAAACTTAATGAAGTAACAGGATTTAATTCACGTACAGCAAGTATACTTAACGAAGGTTATCAAGACCTAAATGAAGCACAAATACTTTACTTAGGAAAGTTTGAAAAAGAACTTTGGCCATTAGTTGAACAGTATACAAAACTAGCAGAACAAGAACTTACTAAGCAACAAGTATTAGACATCTTTAGTGGTGCTGAACAAGTTGCTATGGATAGTGGTGATAACAAAACAGTTGCTGGTAAAGTAGGCGCAGGCGCAGCAGCAGCCGCAAAACTTCCTGTAGACCTTGCTAAAAAAGTTGATGCTAAAATTAATCAACTAGGTAAACTAGCACAAAATGCAGGACCAGTTAAAAATGCAGATCAAAAATTTGCAGACCTCAAAAAACAAATTACAGCCAACAACAGCGACAGTAAAGTTGTACAAGGTATTCAAAAGATAAGTGACTGGGCAAAAGAAAATCCTGGCAAAGCAAGTTTAGCAGTTGGTATTCTAACTACTATGGCAGCGTTTGCTGGAGGTCCTGCTGGCGGCGCAGCAGCTGGTTTAGTTTTACGTGCAACTAAAGATTTATTACAAGGCGAAGACCTTTCGTCGGCAGTAGGTAAATCAATTAAAACTGGTGCTTATGGTGCTATTGCTGGTATGGCATTTAATGCAATTTCAGATAACATTGTTGATAACATTGCATCAGCACAAGGTGCAGAACTTGAAGCAATGGAAGCAGGAATGAAAGCAGAAAACTTTCAAACTGCAAAAGGAGACTTGTTTGCAGATTTAGGTATGGAAGTCGATGCCCTTGACGGTGCAACAAGAATGAATATGAGTGGTAACATTAATCAATTTACCTATTCATATGATACAGTTATTCCGCCAGATATGATGAGTCAATACGAAACATTAAGTAATGCAGTTTCTAGTGCAAAAACATTTAGTCCTGAACACTATGCAGCAGCAGCCAAGTTCCATGATTTTATGGGCGGATTAGTTGACTCGTCAGAAGCAAAGAACTTAACAGCAGCGTGGGACGCACTAAAAGAAATACCAAAAGATCAGTTAACTACTGCAAATCTTGACACTTTAATTGCACAATCAGATTCCGGTACTGAGGTATTAAATGCATTAACAAAAGCAGGCGGAACAATAGCAGCAGCCGCACAAGGTGCTCTTGCAACAGTAGACGACACTGCTAAAAATGCACAAAAATCAAAGCCAGTTGACGCAGAAACTAAAAAACAACTTGAATTAGACCTTAAAGGCGGAAGTGATGCAAAGCCAGTAGATAAAAACTTTGACAAAAGTCAAAAACTATCTGACTTTGGTGCTGTAGGAGACAAAGCAGAATCAATGTCAATGGAAGACCGCTTTGAATTATATCTAGCAGAAGCAGACCCTGCACAGGGTGAATTACCGCTAAACAATCCTAATACACTAGGTGCTAAACTAAAACGTGGAGCAGGAAAATTAGCAAATAAAGCAGCAGGCGCTGCAGGCCAAGCAGCAGGTGCTGTAGGTGGTAAGATTAAACAAACTGCAAAAAATGTAGGTAATAAAGTTACTGCTGATAAACTTACTAAAGCCTGGACTAAGATGGGATCACCGTTAGATTCGGGTAGTATTGCAAATATATTAGCAGATGCAGGTATGAGCAATGATCAAATTAAATCTATTGGACAAACATCTAAAGTTGAATTAGAACCTACATCAAGTACGGATACAGCACAAAAAGGTGCGGATTTGAAACAACCAGCAGCTAAAAAAGCGCCAGGTGTTAAAGATGAACCTATTGCAAAAGGCACAGTAATTAATAAAGGCGGAAAAGACTACGAATGGGCAGGCGCTCTTTGGGTTGATGCTGCAACTAAAAAGCCATTAGGTGTTCAAGCAAGTTATGATATGGGATTACCTAATCCTAAGTTTACAGCAATTATTAATGCTGCTAAGAAAGATCCTGAATTAGCAAAACTTATCAAAGCACAGCTAGTATCTAAAGGTGTTAAAGCAGGAACAGCTGGAGCAGCAAAAGCTCAACAAGCTGGTGTTAAAGGAACTGAAAAACTTAAAACTGCTTAAAAGAATGGCAGTTGTGTTTTCTTAGTAATTTCAATATTCTCTTCGACTATCTTACTAATAATTTCTCTTTCTTCAGGTCCGAGGTAGAATGCTTCTTCGTAAGAAAGTCCTCCGCGCATATACCAACATAGCTTTGTAAGCTCGTGCTTTAACTGTTTAGTATTTTGCTCGAGGACCTTTACTTCGGCTAGGATCTCTGGAACGGTCCAGTTCAGGATCCTGATGCGAAAAAATTTGATTGATCAAACGTAATAGGAATTAAAAACGTTGCCGGAGCACCATTAGCAATATCCTCAGGAGTTGACTGAACTTCCATTGGTTTGATTGTATACTTGTCTTTTTGCGTATTTAAATGTTCCATAACATTATTGAAAAAGTCTTTGTCTGCATTTTTCATAAAGTCTTGAATGTGATCTCTATTAGTAACTTCTTCTTCGCCTACTACAATTTTATCAATTCCTTGCACAATCATGTCAACTGTTAACTGTGTAAGTTTAGTAAATGAATTAGTAAACGCTTGTAGTTTATCTTCGTCTGAAATACTTTCATCATTAACTAAATTAAAGATACGCTGTTCTTCAAATGTTTTTAATGCATTCTTAGTAAACTCTTGATAAGTTAAAGGACGGAGGAATATTGTAAGATCACCGGCAGTAACAACATTTTCATAAACTAAATTTGAAAACTCGTCAAGAACATCACGTAAGTTTAGTTCGTATTCTCTTTCTTCACCAGTAACTGGCACTTTTGTAGTCATTGTCAAACTTTCACCGTATGTTGCCATTCTAATAGCAACTAACGCAGCGTCAATATCTATACTTGGCATAATCCATGCATTTTTAATTGCAGGAATACAACTTTGTACAACATCAACTGTTGCTTGACCGTTTAATAATGCATCAGGTGTCTTAAAAGAAAGTTCATCTTTTGCCGTCATTGAAAATACTTCTAGTTCTCCAGTCTCAGGAACATCAATTGATCCTGGTGGATAAAACTTATACTCAGAAGGTAGAGTAACATGTAGTTTTGCTTGTCTAAAATACTTCTTAAGCGGATTATTTTCATTGCCCGCATTAGGATTAAATTTTTGCATTGTTTTCTCCGTATAAATACATTATGTAAATATGTATCTCTTTTATTTATGTGCGTATATAACTAGGACCTAAAAAGAATGGCTGAAGAAGTAAAAATTGTTGACGTTGCTGGTGGACCAGCAGCAGAAGCTACATTACAAGAACTACTAAAAGTAATGAAAGGTAGTGCTGGCGGCTCAGGCGGCGGCGGATCAAGCGATGCAGCATCTAAAGCAACTGATTTATATACAACATCTGTAACTAGAGGTACTAAATCACAAAAAAATAACACTAAAGCAGTTAATAACGCCACAAGCGCACTAGGAAAGATGGCTAGTGCAGCAACAAGCATGATTGGCGGCGTTTTTGGAATGTTTGGTAAAGTAATTGGATCAGCAGTTGGCGTTGCTACTAACCTAGTTAAAGCATTTGGAGACGGAACTGGCACATTAACCGATATGGTAAGTGCTATACCCGGTATCGGAAGTGTACTGGGAATGTTTACAGGATACTTAGATAATACATTAACAGTATTTCAACAATTATCAAGTTCAGGTGCAAGTTTTAATAATAACTTGACATTATTAAGAGTAAGTGCAGCAGGAGCAAAGGTTAGTTTAGAAAGTTTTGCAGGACTAATAGGCCAGAATACTGAAGGTTTAGCAGCATTTGGTGGTACAGTAACACAAGGTGCCGCAATGTTTGGCAGAGCAAGAAAGGCTCTTAATAGATACGAAGGCGATTTGCTAAACATGGGTCTAACCTTTGAAGAAATTAATGAAGGTTTAATGGACTATATGACTCTTAATAGAGCAGGTAGTCGAGGACAACAACAAGACATGGCAGCACTTGCCGCTGGCAGTGCAATGTACAGTAAAAACTTATTAACACTGTCTAAACTATCAGGCAAAGATATAAAAGCACAAAAAGAAGCACTTGCTGCTAAACAAAATGATATTGCATTCCAAATGCAACTTGCAAAATTGCGTCCTGAAGAACGTGCAAAGGTACAAGCAGGTTTAGCAGAAGCAATGGCAGCAGGCGGAGAAACAGGGGCTGAATATTTTAAACAACAGTTCTTAGGACTACCGCCATTGACACAAGCAACACAGTTATTTGAATCAACAATGGGTGATAGTGCTGCTGCTATTCGACGAATGAATTCAGAAGCACTTGATACATCAACATCGATGGAAGAATACAGTGCTGGACAAGCTGGACGACTAGCTGACTTTATTGAAGGACAAGCTAAAGCCGGTGCCAATATGGAAGGCTTGCTAATGGCAGCAGCAGGTGGATTAGATGGTCCAGCAGCTCAACTTGCAGAAATAATGAACGGCGCAGGTATTAAGTTTACCGATTACTTAGACGAACAAGGTAATTTTAATAAAGCAAAATTCTTAGAAGATGCAGCATCAGCTGAAGCAGAAAACGCAAAGCGTGACGAAGCTGCTGAAGGATTGTTAGCATTTCAACAAACATTAAGAAATATTAAAGAACAATTTGAAGTAAACATTGTTGCACCGTTAACAAAATCATTAGGACCAGCATTAACTGCTACATCAAAAGTATTCAGTGATTGGGCTGCGAATACTACAATTTTTACAGACATTGCTGATGCATTTGACGCATTTACAGCAGACATAAAAGATTTTGGGTTTGGCGTAGCTATAACAAGTTTATTTGACAGTATGAGTACTTCAATTGGCCCATTTGCAGAAACTCTCATATCAGATATTAAAGGGTTCTTGTTTGGAAAATCAGCTGAAGATGTTAAAAAAGATATGGCAGAGTCAATAGAAGCTGTCCAATCAGGACAAGCTAATCTTCAAGCAGAACATGATCGGTTAGTTGCAGCAATTAACAGTGGTGAGCTGTCAGGGCCTGAATCAGCAATAGCAGAAGCAAGACAAAAAGAATTAGCTCTTAGACTGGAAGAAACTAAAAACCGTGTTAGAGAGATGCAAGTAGAAATGGAAAATGCTGGCGCAAGCACAGGAATATTTGGCGGCGTATTTGATGGTATTTGGGAATCTATAAGCGGAATGGACTGGGGTACAGTAGCAATATCATTAGGTGTAATGGGTGCAGCTATTGTTGCATTAGGATTTGCAGCAAAGCCTGTAGTACTTCCATTAATTGCAATTGGCGCAGCAGCAGCAGGTATTGGCGTCGGTGCTAGTGGTATTGCAGCTTTAATCGATTCAATTACAGGATCAGTTGGAAAGTTAGCCGACGGCGTTAAAAAGTTTGAAAATCTTGATTCAGGCAAATTACTTGATGTAGGTAATGCACTAGGACCACTTACAGCAAATATTATGTCTCTTGCTAAAGGCGGAATTGTTGCAAGTTTTGTAGGTGAAGGCGCCTTAGAAGGACTAGCAGCAGGAGTTAAATCGTTTGAAGGATTAGATGCCGCAACACTTACACCTATTGGAGCAGCAATACAAGGTCTCGGCGATCCTATTAAAGAAATAGCATCAGCAGGGTTCTTTGCTAATTTTGTAAGCGATGGAGCATTAGAAGGTCTTGCTAAAGGCGTTAAGTCTTTTGAAGGCTTAGATGTTAAAGGATTAACAGCAACTGGACCAGCACTAGCAGCGTTACAACAAGGTATTGCTGCATTTACAGGTGACGGTGTACTTGATAGTGTAAGTAAAGGCGTAGGCGGGTTTATTAGTAGTTTGTTCGGCGGCGAAGAAGGACAGTTTGATGCATTAGTTGAAGGACTTAAAAAGTTTGAAGAAGTAAATGCCGATGCAATCCACAAAGTTGGAACTGGATTACAAGGACTTAATGAATTTGCATCATCAGATGTAAACTTAGGTGAAATTAATTTAAGTGCTGATGGATTAGAAAGATTAAATGATATTACCAAAACACTTGACAGCGATGCAATAACCAAGTATAATGAAGCATTAGAGAAGTTAGTTGAAGTACTAGGCAATTTAAATAGTGAACTAGGCGGAGCTAGTGCTCCGGGAGCTACAGGCGGCACAACTGCTGCATCAGGCGGTGGCGGTGCTATAGATACCATGAGTAATTTAGGCGGAAACAACGAAGAAGCAATTAAAAATAGAATGATATTAGCACAAATTTTAACCGAGTTGCAAGCCGCGAATAAATACAATAAGAAAACAGCAGCTAATACCTCAGACAATTTGCATACGGGAATAGTATAAATGAGTTGGAAAAAACACTTTACGCCAGTAAAAACTGGCAATAATCCGGAAGGCGCATATAGTCCGTTTACCCGAGCAGGACAAGGCGGCAGTGCCGGGCCAGCCCGTACTAACTATTCGTCATATTTGCCAGATGTGTATGTAGGTAGTCCAAACCGTGTTGAACGTTATGGACAATATAATACAATGGATTTAGATTCAGAAGTAAATGCTGCTCTTGATATTCTTGCTGAATTTACAACACAGCAAAACAAACAAAATAAAACTCCTTTCTTAATAGATTTTAAAACTAAAGCAACTAATTCAGAAGTTACAATTATACAACAATACTTGCAACAGTGGAGTAAACTACAAAACTTTGAAACACGTATGTTTCGCTTAATGCGTAATGTGTTTAAGTATGGTGATGAATTTTTTGTAAGAGATCCAGAAACTAAAAAATTATTCCATGTTGATCCTGCAAAAGTTACAAAGATTATTGTTAACGAATCAGAAGGTAAAACACCTGAACAGTATGTAATTAAAGACTTTAATTTAAACTTTGCCGAAATGGTGGCAACAACACCATATCAAACAAACGGTAATGTAACCGGCGGCGGAGATGGCTATTTACAAGGCGGCGTTCGCGGCATGGTCGGAAACACACAGACTAGTGCAGGTGGAAATAGATTCCAAACAGGCGAAAACGAAATTTCAGTTGATGCAGAACATATTGTTCATTTAAGTTTATCAGAAGGCTTAGACTTAAATTATCCGTTCGGTAACAGTTTATTAGAAACAGTATTTAAAGTATTCAAACAAAAAGAATTGCTCGAAGATGCGATTATTATATATCGTGTACAAAGAGCTCCAGAAAGAAGAGTATTCTACGTTGATGTGGGCAACATGCCATCACACCTTGCTATGCAATTTGTGGAACGTGTTAAGACGGAAATACATCAAAGACGTATCCCATCGCAAACGGGGGGTGGCCAAAATGTTATAGACTCAGCTTACAATCCCCTATCAATTAACGAAGACTACTTCTTCCCACAAACTGCTGAAGGTAGAGGCTCTAAAGTTGAGACACTACCAGGCGGAACTAACCTCGGAGAAATTGATGACCTTAGATATTTTACTAATAAGCTCGTACGTGGCTTACGAATCCCTAGTTCATACTTACCGACCGGGCCTGATGATGGAAATTCTCAGTACAGCGACGGGCGAGTTGGAACAGCCTATATACAAGAACTAAGATTTAATACTTATTGCGAACGTTTGCAAAACTTAGTAGTTGAAGAATTTAATCAAGAGTTTAAACGTTATATTTTAGAAAAAGGCGTAAACATTGATACAGCAATGTTTGATGTTAGATTTCAACCACCACAAAACTTTGCAAGTTATAGACAAAGTGAAATTGATAATGCACGTATTCCTACATTTACACAAATGAGTGCAATACCTTATGTGTCAAATAGATTTGCAATGAAACGTTTCTTAGGTATGAGTGATGAAGAAATTGCTGAGAACGAACGTATGTGGCGCGAAGAAAACGATGAAAACTTGCAAACACCAGAGGCAGATGCAGCAGGCGAAATGCGTGGCGCAGGAATAAGTGCAGCAGGTATAAGCTCAGACCTTGGTAGCGTTGAAGACGCTACTGGAGAAGAACCCGATCCAACAATGGGCGGAGATGAAATGGCAGGCGCAACAGCAGAACCTGGAGCAGAAGCACCAGCAGCACCAGCAACGGATCAAACGATATAAATACTAACATGATACTAAGAGAACTATTTTATTACGACAAAGAAACGTTCGAGCCAATCGAAGATGAGAGCTATGACGAGCGTGACGACAATTCACCCCTTGAATATAACGACACTCGTAAAACACGGCTAACTTTACGTCAAATTAATAAAGTTCGTCGAGCAGCAGAATTACATACAAAAGAACAAGATAAAGAATTAGACTTTGTTCGTCAAATGTATGGAGTTGCAGCCAATGCTGAAGCAGGCATTTAAATTTAAACGTAAATAAATCCATACAACAAAGAATATGGATTTTAGATGGCAAAAATAGACAAGTCTCAATTCACTAAAAAAGAGTGGCACAAAATACGAGAAGAACGCCGTCAAGAAAAGCGTCTCAAGAAATTGTCTCAGTCTATAGATCCTGTTAATAAATCTTCTAATAAAATTGCTTTTGTACTAGGAAACGGTACAAGTCGAAAGTCTATTGACTTAGAAAAAATAAAAAATATTGCAAAAGTTTATGCTTGTAATGCAGTTTATAGAACATTTCAACCTGATTATCTAGTTGCAGTTGATGTTAAAATGGTTCTTGAAATAAACAAAGCAGGATATCAACATAAGAATACAGTATGGACTAATCCTAACAAATCGTATCACAGAATTAAAAATTTAAACTTTTTTAATCCGTCAAAAGGCTGGAGCTCAGGACCAACAGCATTATGGTTAGCAGCAGAACACGGATACGAAACTGTGTATATATTAGGATTTGATTATAAAGGATTAAGCGAAGGCAGGTTATTAAATAACTTATATGCTGACACAGCAAACTATAAAAAATCAACTGACGGTGCAACATTTTTTGGTAATTGGATGCGACAAACCATAGCAGTAATAAAGCAAAATCCTGAAATTAAATTTGTTAGAGTTATAGCATCTGATAATTACGATCCTGACGAACTAAATACATTTGACAATTATAGTACTATGTTTATTGACGATTTTGCAAAAATCTTCAATATTTTATAGCATCTTTCCAAAACGAGCCGTTTTTCGCCTATATCTACGTACATTTCTGTATAAATAGTAAATACAAATGACAGCCTTACCATAGGTAACAATTTTATTATTAGGAGAAAACAATGGCAGATCGCAATAAGTTTGAAGAAATGCTTGAGCGTCTTATCAATGAAGATAAGTCAGGCGCTGAAGAGCTGTTTCACGAGATTGTCGTAGAAAAGTCAAGAGACATCTACGAAGGTCTATTAGAAAATGATTTAGAAGAAGTAACAGACGAAGAAGTTGATGAAGCTACGGATGAAGAAGTAGATGAAGCAACTGACGAAGAAGTTGATGAAACTACAGACGAAGAAGTAGATGAGACTACTGACGAAGAAGTAGACGAAGGATTCGACTTAGACGAATTTGAAGTTGAAGCTGACCCAATGGACATGGGCGGCGATCCTGCAGATGACATGATGAGTGATATCGAAGACGCAGGCGACGAAGAAGAAGGTGAAGAAGGTGAAGAAGGCGATGTTGAAGATCGTGTTGAAGACCTAGAAGATGCACTAGATGACCTAAAAGCTGAATTTGAAAAAATGATGGCTGGCGACGAAGGCGGAGATGACGAAGCTGAAGACGATATGGAAGCTGGTGACGAAGATGACGATTCAGAAGAAGAGTCATTTAACTTTGGCGAAGCTGAAGAAGACACAGAAGAAGCAGTAGAAGAAGCAACTGACGAAGACGAAGTTGATGAATCTGCAGAACCAAAAACAGCTGGCGAAGAAATGCGCGAGTATGTTGAAAAAGTATCCGCTAAAATGGGCGACAACGGTGCAAACTCGAAGTCAACTGTAGCTGGCGCTAACGATATGGGCGGAGACGCTGGTAACTTAGTACAAGGTGGCGAAGAAACTGGTGGAACAGCTGACTCTGCAAAAGATGAAACTGCTGGTAACGTAAATGTACCAGGTGGTAAAGCATCTAAGTCAATGAAAGCTCAACCAAAAGGCCATGGCGCAGAGAAAAAAGGCGCAGGCGAAAGTGCTGACAACAAAAAATCGACTGTTGGCAAATAATAAGGAAGTTTAGATGAAAAACTTACGAGAGCATTTGACATTTGACCAAGCAAATATGGTCGTTGAGTCTACTGAAAATCCCAATGGGGGCAAAGACCTTTTTATGAAAGGTATTTGTATACAAGGCGGAGTGCGTAACGCAAACCAACGTGTGTATCCTGTTAATGAGATTGGAAGGGCTGTCAAAACTCTCAATGATCAAATTAGTGGAGGATACAGTGTTCTCGGTGAAGTTGATCATCCGGAAGGCCTTAATATTAACTTAGATCGTGTAAGCCATATGATCACAGATATGTGGATGGATGGACCAAACGGTTACGGAAAGTTAAAGATTTTACCTACCCCAATGGGGCAGTTAGTCCAAACTATGCTAGAAGCTGGCGTCAAACTTGGCGTCAGCTCTAGAGGTTCGGGCAACGTATCAGAAGACGGAGGGAACGAAGTTTCTGATTTTGAAATAATCACTGTGGACGTTGTGGCTCAGCCAAGCGCCCCTGGTGCATATCCTACACCAATCTACGAACATTTAATGAATGCACGTGGCGGGATGAAGGCATACGAATTAGCACAGGCAACTAAAGAAGATAAAAAGGCACAAAAGTATCTAAAGGAATCGTTGGTTAATATAATCAACAAACTCCAATAACGAGGAGAAAATAATATGTTGGATGCACTAAAAACACTTTTTGAAAACGATGTAGTTTCAGAAGAAGTGCGCAACGAAATTCAAGAAGCTTGGGACACGAAGATCAAAGAAAATCGTCAACAAGTAACTGCTGAATTGCGTGAAGAGTTTGCTCAAAAATATGAGCATGATAAAGGAACTATGGTTGAAGCTATTGATTCTTTAGTATCTGAGCGTTTAGCAGAAGAAATTGCTGAATTTGCTGAAGATCGAAAGCAGTTAGCAGAAGCCCGTGCAAAATATGCAGTAGCTCAACGTGAAAACGCTGAAACACTAAAAGGATTTGTTATGGAGCAACTAACTAAAGAAGTTAGTGAGCTACATGCAGACCAAGTAGCAATGGCTGAAAACTTCGGAAAACTTGAAGAATTTGTTGTTGAAGCACTTGCAAAAGAACTTGCAGAGTTCCACGAAGACAAAAAAGACTTAGCAGAAACAAAAGTACGTTTAGTACGTGAAGCTAAGACACACTTCGCTAAAGTTAAAACTAACTTTATCGAAAGAAGTGCAAAAGCAGTATCTGAGACTGTTGATAAAGCTCTTAAAAGCGAAATCGGCGGACTTAAAGAAGATATTGAAGTTGCACGTAGAAATGACTTTGGTCGCAAACTATTTGAAGCATTTGCTTCTGAGTATGCGGGCAGTTACTTAAATGAAAAGTCAGAAACAGCTAAACTAATGAACGTTCTTGAAGCTAAGGATGCACAATTAGCAGAAGCAAAGGCATTTGCAGCTAAAGCAAAAACATTAGCAGAAGCTCAGGCAACTGAGAAGAAGCGTTTAGTTGAAGCAGCAGAACGCAAAGACACACTTAATGAACTTACTGGGCCTTTATCAAAAGACCAGAAAGAGATTATGATAGATTTACTGGAATCAGTTCAAACACCTAACTTACGTAAGTCGTTTGATAAGTACCTATCGGCAGTAATTGACGGTAATACTCCAGCCAAAAAGGCAAAAATCACAGAAGGCAAAGAAATCACAGGCAACCGTGAAATTATTTCACAAACTAACGTTAGTAGACAAGCAGACGAAAAAGACAACTTAGTTGAATTTAAACGTCTAGCTGGAATATAATTATAGGAGATTAATATGTCGGAACTACTAGAAAGTCGCTGGCAGGAGACTAAAGGTGCTCTATTAGAAGGCTTAGCAGGTAATAAAAAATCTGTGATGGAAAGTACACTGGAAAATACTCGTAGGTATTTGTCAGAGAGTGCTACAGCTGGAGCAACTTCTGCAGGCAATGTCGCAACACTTAATCGTGTTATTTTACCAGTCATTAGACGTGTAATGCCAACCGTTATTGCAAACGAATTGGTAGGTGTACAACCTATGACAGGACCAGTGGGTCAAATCCACACACTACGTGTTCGTTATGCAGATGCAGACACAAACACAGCTGACGCTACACAAACAACTGTAGCAGGCGAAGAGGCATTAAGCCCATTCAAGATTGCTGAACAGTATTCAGGTTCAGGAGCTGGTAAAGCTGCTGGTACTGCTGCACTAGAAGGCGCTGCTGGTAACAAACTAAGCATCCAAATCTTGAAGCAAACTGTTGAAGCTAAATCACGTAAGCTATCAGCTCGTTGGACATTTGAGGCTGCGCAAGACGCACAGTCACAGCATGGCATCGATGTTGAAGCTGAAATTATGGCTGCTTTAGCACAAGAAATTACTGCTGAAATTGATCAAGAGGTCCTAGGATCGCTTAACTCATTAGCAGGAACTTCAAACCAAGAAGCATACAACCAAGCTGCTGTAAGTGGTACAGCTACATTTGTTGGTGACGAACACGCTGCATTAGCTGTTCAAATCAACCGTGTTGCTAACACTATTGCACAACGCACACGTCGTGGCGCTGGTAACTGGGCTGTTGTGTCTCCACAGGCACTAACTGTTCTTCAATCAGCAACTACTTCAGCGTTCGCAAGAACAACAGAAGGTTCGTTTGAAGCACCTACAAACACTAAGTTTGTTGGTACATTGAACAATGCTATGAAAATCTATGTAAACACATACGCAGCTGATGACAGCAACGTATTGGTTGGATACAAAGGTTCATCTGAGTCAGATGCTGCTGCATTCTACTGCCCATACATTCCATTGATGAGTAGTGGTGTAGTACTAGACCCAGATAGCTTTGAGCCAGTTGTGAGCTTCATGACACGTTATGGTTATGTAGAGCTTAACAACACTGCGTCATCTTTAGGTAACGCAGCGGATTATCTTGGTACAGTAACTATGGCGGGAATTTCATTCTCGTAATATTACTTAGGTAATTGCAATACTAAAGGGCGGCTTAGGTCGCCCTTTTTTTATGACTAAATTATTTTTTGACTAAATAATTTTAGTGTAGTCCACTTTAGAGACTCGCATAGGTTCATGCGTTAAAAGAATCGTAGATATCCAAAAGGAGAAATACGATGACTAAAGAACTAACTTTTATATATCGCGGTGTCAAGTATACTAAAACCGTAAGAGTATAATTCACGTAGGACAAGGACGTCCTTTTTAATAAATACCATATGATACATACTCCTTGGAAACACGAAATTATTGATAATTTCTTAGATCAGTCTGATTTTAATTTTTTATCTAATATTGATCTTAACACACCTAGTGTTACGGGTGTAGAATTTAGCAAAAACAAAGTTTGGAAAGATAGATCGCAGCCAAAAGGATTACCGGAAAATTTTTTAAGAAGTTTTTATAATCGATATTTTTATAAGTGTGTTAATATACTCGAACGCCATGCTCCAGAACGTGTAGGAAGTGTTCAATTTATGGAACTTAATGTAGTTGATACAGGCAAAGACTTTGAATTTCCAGTACATTGGGATAGCAAAACTAAACTTTTGAGTTGCGTAGTTTATTTACAGCCTAAACATAACACTGGAACTATTATGTATGAAACTAAACACGGCGACGAAGTAAGCAGATGCGATTGGAAACAAAATCGTTGTTTTATATTTGCAAGAAACAATAACACTTGGCATAGTTACAAAAGTGATGGTGTGAACACTAGACGAACACTTGTTTTAAACTTAAGAGGTCCAAAGTTTAAATAAAACTCATTTAGATCTAACTTCCTTTGATAAATACATGTGTCAGATAGTGTGCCGCAAGGCGGACTTATGCTGTACCCACAGCGTAGCTCATAGAACGGGCATAGGACTACTTTTTATAGGAGAAAAAAAATGGGAAGACCACTAAACAAAAGATTATTCGGCGTAGCAGGCGTAGGACCTACTGGCGGCAACGAAATTAAAGTAAACTTTCATAACGGCACAGGCGTTAAAGAAGGTTATATCGTAAAGCAAAAAGCAACTAAAAAGTTTGTTGTAGAAGAAATTGAAACACCGGGCTTATTTACTTGTGTACTAACAACTGGTAAATTACCAGCAGCATTAGCAGAAGGCGAAATGAGTATTTCGTTCAAAATGGATGATGAAGAAACTTATACAGTAAGTAAAATTGCTGGTCGTAAAGCAACATTATCAGCACCAAGTGCAACAGGCAATAACGCTTATGACGGCGTAAGTGTTCCATGGAACTTTGCAACATCACTAGTAGATGGCGCAGCACAAGTTGAAGAAGCTGGTGACAATAACACATTAATTGGTACTGATGACGACGACTTCACAGAAGACGCATAAGGACTAACTTAATGAAACGTCCTATAAACATCTTTTATGATTTATTACAGTCATTAAAAGACTTAGTAGTTTCAGTTAAAATAGGAAACGCTGAGGCAACTCTTTACGGAGCTGTCTTAGCGCAACTATCGAGCTCAACTTTTAAAGTCAGAGATGATCAAGGTAATGAAGGTGTTTGTAAACTTGTTAATAAACAAGTTGACGAATTAGATAGTAACGAAATATCTATAATGGGATATATTTTAAAAAGTTCAACTTTTGTGTTTATTGCTTCGATAGCAAATAATATAATGACAGATTTTAAAAATATTTCTTACAACTTTGAAATTGACAATGATTCAACAGCAAGTATTGTATTGTTGACAGAGCAAGGATAACATATGGCAAAGTATCTTAATGTAGACGGAAATTATAAGATCACAGTAACTGACGGCGGAGAAATTCGTCTTGATCCAGGAAACGATGGAATAGTTCGTATAATAGGTGACTTACAAGTTGACGGTGACCAAACCACTATTAATAGTGAAGAATTAGTAGTTGATGATCCGTTTATTACACTCAACCAAGGAAATGTTTCCGGAGGTCAGATAGTTGACGATGTTGCTGGAATACAAATTGATCGAGGCGGCTCAGATGCATTTTGGGTATTTGACGAAGGTATTACTGCACCTGGTGCAAACGGTATCAATGTTAACGGAGCCTTTGTTGGAAGAATAGGAAATGCAAACAACGGTGCGCTTACGCCTATTCGAACTAGTTCAATTGATACTGCTGGTGCTGACTTGTACTTAGTTAATCAAGGTACTGGTGTAGTAACAGTTCAAGGCTGTACTGACTACCACAAACAAATATTTGAATACACAACCGATGTAGCAGATCCTACTAATGATATTGTTGACTTTACAGCAGATCCAATTATTAAAGCAGGATACAACGATGCTTTAATAAATGCACAAGGGCTAGAAGATTACGTAGAAGGTTTCTTTGTTGGTAAGTTCCAGTCTAAAATTGAAAAAGACGACACTTTTGTAGCTGTACATGATGTTGATGCAGGAGACGCAGTTAGTGGTATTGAATTTACTATTGGCGGAACAACATCTGCAAACTTTTTTAATGATAGAACAGAACTGCAACATATTAAAATTCAAGATACTACAATTGAAACAACTTCACTTACAAGTGATTTAATACTTGGAGCACCGGGTGTAAATAGCGTACAAATTAATGATGTGTTATATATACCTCAAGGACCGTATCCGGGTGATGACGGAGCTGCTGGTGGAACATTTGCATTTGGTGAAGACTCAGATGAATTAAATCCAGATGCCCCGGCTGATGGTATTAAACTGTTTAGTAGAGCCGAAGGCGTAGCAGGCTCAAGTTTGTATTTCGTTAATGGCTACGGATCGCAAGACGAACTGGTAAGTAAAAAGAAAGCATTATTGTTTTCAATGATATTTTAGGAAGAAAAAATGGCAATACAATCAACACAAGTTGGCGGCGGAGACACAACAATACTAGAAGTTCCAGCAGGTAAAAGCTGGGCTGTAACTGCAATGTTGTTTTGTAATGTTGCTGTCAACCCACAACAAGAAATATATACAGATGGCGGAGACTCGTTTTTAGACTTACATTTTTGTGTCGGCGGGGCAGCAGCAGGAGTAGATAACATGGTATTAAACAACATACCAATTCCAGCAGGCGAAACGTTTACATTTAACGAAGAAAAAATTATTTTAGAAGCAGGTGATATCTTAAGAGCATCATCTACGTCTCCTACAAATATTACAGCAACTATAAGTTATATGGAAGTCTAATGAAGTATATCAAGAGGCAAACAACAAACACTAGAGGAACTGGCTTAGGTAGAGGCATTCATGTAACTACTATAGATAAAGAAGTAATTCTCGATAGTGAGAATGTTGTACTTGTCCCTAAAGGGCGTACAGAAGATCGTCCCCAATTTCCAAAAAATGGCCACATGCGCTACAACACTGACGATAATCGTTTTGAAATATACGAAGCTGGAGTTTGGAACGGTGTTCGAAATGCAGCACCGTCATCATATGCTCCTATCACTGTACAAAGTTTAGGCAACGGTGATGCTAGTGAAACTGTATTTGGCCCACTTGATAGCGGCGATCCGTTTTATCCTATTCCGGCTGCTGCACAAAACATTTTAGTATTTGCTGAAAATGTTTTTCAAATCCCTAATACAAACTATGACTTAGTTCAAAATCCAGCTGGAAAAGCAGCAGGTTGGTATATTGAATTTGCATCTCCAATTGATGCTGGTAAACCAGTAACAGCTATACATAACTTCGATAAGTAAATCTAATAAATACTGTGTCAAGGAGAATATTGAGTGGCACAAGTAGGTAGAATATCCGGTCCGTTATTAGAAGCAAACTTGTTAAGACAAGGCATTGCCAACGGAACTCAGGCCAATTTAAGTTTTAAAAATTCTAATAGCGATCCAACACTTTTAAAAATTGATGTAGTTAACAATCGAATTGGTATTGCTGGTGCCGAATCGCCTGCAAATCGAGTTGAAGTGTTAGGAACTGTAAAAGCTGATGATGCACTTAGCACAACAGCTTTTCTTGGTAATCTTGAATTAACTACAAACAATATTAATACAGACAGCGGCGATATCTATTTAGATGCCGGAGAACATATACAAGTTAGTAATCTCGAAACTGAACAATTTTATATTACTGATAACTATATTTCAACTAAAGATACAAACACTGATATTGATTTAAAATTTAATGGCACTGGTGGATTAGAAGTAAAATCTAACTTAGAAGTTTTTGGTAACTTAAACGCTGGCGGGAATATAACACTTGACGGCAACATAACCTTTGGCGATGCAGATACTGACAGTGTAGACTTTAACAGTGATGTAAATTCAAATATTATTCCAGATCAAACAGATACATACTCACTCGGTAATGTATACAAATCTTGGGACGCACTTGACTCAAAACTTGTAAATGGACAAGAACTTAATACATCTACTATTAGTGTAAACGGAATAGATTTAACTAATAGAGCAGGAAATATAATATATGTTTCCAAAGAAGGCGCAGATACAAATGTAGGCGATCACCCAAACGGATCGTTACTAACTATTGAAGAAGCAATAGCAAGAGTTGATTCGAGTACAGCAGGACCAGTAACAATAAGAATTGCTCCAGGAGTATACGAAGAAAATTTACCTTTGGTTATACCTAGTGATGTTTCAGTACAGGGTATTGATATCAGAAATGTTGTAGTGAAACCTGCGGCAGGTAGTGAAAGCAAGGATGTATTTCACGTTGACGATAACACAACAATTAGTGACTTAACAATTAAAGATTATCAATACGACAGTGGCAATAATACTGGTTATGCATTTAGATTTAGTCCAAACGCAGTAATTACAAATAGAAGTCCTTACATACAAAATGTAACTGTAATTACAAAAGGTACACTGTCATTAGATTGGGCTGAAATAGCAAATACATTATTAGGAATAGGAGTTGGTGGAATATCATCAGGTGATATATATGATTTCTTTACTAGTACAAATTCAGCAAGCGGTGATCAGCAAGGAGACTTAACTGGAAACGGTACTATTACTCCAGGCGACGGAACCGCGGCTGTCCAAATTAATAGCGACAGAGACAATGCCGAAACACTTTATCCCGGACAGGCAGCACATTGGAATGCAATGGAAGTTGCCCTAATAGCTGAATACAACGCAGACCCAGCATCATTTGAATCGTTAATTGATACATCAGATCCAAGAGGATTTGCCGCAGGTGATGCTGGTAAAGGTGCTTGGATTGACGGTGCAGAACTAGACAGTGCAAGTATCGAAGCAAGTATGTTATTCCACGCAGCAACATTTATTACACCAGGTGTTGATGCAATTACAATGACTAATGGTGTAAGAGTTGAATGGTTAAACTCATTTACATATTTTGCTAATAGAGGATTATATGCTGTTAACGGTTCTACTGGCAGAACTGCATACGGAACTACAAATTATGGTGCAGAAGTTAGATCAATTGGTTCAGCAAGTGTTTATGGTAACTATGGCGCAGTAGTAGACGGTTCGGATACACTAATGTATCTTATTCAACATAACTTTGGATATATTGGTTCTGGAAAATTTGCTGATAACGATGACAGCAGAGCAATACAAAGTCAAGAAGTAACTGAACTTAACAGTGGTAAAATTAATTTTGTAACTACAGATCACACAGGCGGATTTAGAATTGGAGACAATTTCTTTGTAGATTTTGAAACTGGAAATACTACAATTAATATTGATACATTAACTGTAAATCAATTTAATGCATTACGTGTTAACACAGGAGCAGACACTACTGTTATTGACGGAGCGTTTATTGATACTGGCAATTTAATTCTTGCTAACAATATTATACAATCTGATAGCGGAGATTTAAGTCTAGCAAGTGCAACTGGTAAAATTAATTTACAAGATAATACTAACATAACAGGAAACTTAGGTATTAGTAGCGACTTTAGTTTCGGCGGCGCACTAAACATAGGTGGCGATCAAACAACTGATAGTCTTACATTTAACACATCATTAGATCAAGATTTTAATCCGCATCAACATCAAATATTTTCATTAGGTTCATTTGCTAAAAAATGGTTACAAGCACACTTAGACAAAATAGAAACTCCCGACATTAACATATATGACAATGTAATTGAAACTACACAAACAGACGCAGATTTAGAGCTACGTGCAGCAGGCACAGGAAATATTCGTATTACTGATAGTGCTAGATTTACTAATAACGTAACTATTAACGGTACAACTAATATACTTGACAATTTAAGTATTACTGATAGTGTACTACCAATTGTAGGTGATGTCAATCAAACTGGCAACTTTACTATTAGTGAAGATGCCGACATAGGTCAAAACATCAATGTAGGCGCAAGTGCGCAATTTGAAGAAATACTAGTTGATGATAATTTTATTACAACAACCACTACAAACACCCCTTTAGAGCTACGTGCAGCAGGCACAGGCACGGTTAACTTACAAGATAGTGTCAATGTAACAAACAACCTAACAGCCAGCGACACGACTGCTACAAACGCTAATATAACGCTTAATGCTACCACAGACAACGCTAACATAGGTAGTATTGAAATAAATGATAATAATATTAGTGCAACATCAACAGATTCTAATTTAATACTAAATGCCGACGACGAAGTTAGGGTTAGTGGAACCGATGTTGTGTTTGGACAAGACCTTACAGTAGCAGGACTTACTGATTTATTAGGCAGTACTACATCTATAACAGGGTCTCTAAACCACACGGGTGATAGAGGAACTAACACAGGCAGTGATTTTACACTAAACGGCGAATTTACAGTTGACAATGTTTATATTGAAGATAACTTTATTACTACTACCTCAGGTAACTTAATATTACAAGCAACTGGCGATATAGATATTGACAGCAATAATGTTGAAATTGCAAATGATTTAGATGTAGACGGTGTTACTAATTTAGATGTAACAAACATAGATGGAACTATTACACACGTCGGTGATAGAACACAAACAGGCGACTACAACATTGGCGGCGAATTAACTGTTGATAATGTTTATATTGAAGATAACTTTATTACTACTACCTCAGGTAATCTAGTACTAAAACATCCTAGCCCAGATTTAGAAATTATTTCAGAATCTTTATCGATGATAGTTTCAAACACTGCTGTTAATAGCAGCAGGGTGTCATTTAGAAATAATGGTTCCCAGTCCTCCACCACTGTATTTGATGCTAATCAGATTAATCAAATTAGAATTGGCAGCCAATTTCCTGTAGTTCTCGGTGCTGATTATATAAAAATAACATTTCCGGATAGTACATATGCTATACTTAAAGAGGGCGGCAGGACTATTTCGCAACAAGTAACCTATGTTGTTGGGGAAGTTATATACCATAATACTATTTCTAAAAGCTGGGGCGGACAATATGTTACAATAGAAAACGGTCCTATAGCAAACTATACATCTACTAATAGCACACGAGATATTATTGTTAATAGTAACGATGTTGAAATAGCACAAGACGTAACTATTAGCGGCACTACAAGTTTACAAAGTACGAATTTTACAGGCACAGTTACAAGGTACGGGAATACTTCACAAACCGGAAACTTGGATATTGCAGGCGAGATAGCCATCGATAATATTTTAATTAAAGATAACCTTATTACAACAACTAGTAATGTACCAATTGGCATAATAAATCCAGACTTAGAATTACGCACTAGTGGTACAGGCGAAGTTGTAATTGATCCTAGCGATACTGTAACAATTGATAATAATCTAACTGTTGGCGGCACACTAACATATCAAGGCGCATTGACTATTAATGGTGACGTTGCACTACTAGGAAATACACAAGACGGTAGTTTAACTGTTACTGATAATTTTGATGTTACAGGAACACTAGATATTAGTTCACAAGCACAGTTTGAAGATATACGTATTGAAGATAATTTTATTACAACTACACAAAGTAGTAGTGATTTAGAATTACGTGCTAGTGGCACAGGCGAAGTACTTGTACCAAATAACAATGTACAAGTCAATAATAATTTATTTACAGCAAGTATATCAACAGGCGACATAACTGTAAACAATGATTTAGTCCTTAACGAAATTGTAATACCGACTAGTATTATTGAAATAGACGATAACTTTATTAGCACTAGGGTATCAGATGCCGACTTAGAACTACGTGCAACTGGTGATGTTGTTGTTCAAGCAAATAATATTATAGAGCAAAACTTAACCGTAAACGGTAATACTAATTTACAAGACACTACAATTAACGGCACACTAACACAGGTTGGAAATACTACACAAACCGGCAATTATGATCTAACAGGTATTCTAACTGTCGGAATGTTAACAATGTCAAAACCATTACAGGCCGGCGACATTAATATTAGCGGAAATGTTGTTGAAACTATTGTTAATAATTCAAACTTAGATTTACGTGCAGCAGGAACAGGACAAGTTAGACTGCAAGAAAATGTAGATATACAAAATAATCTAACAGTGCGCAATTTTAATGTTGATAGTATAAATGTCGCTAATAGTGTTGATTTAGAAGTAGCACAACTTAGTACGAATATACAGTTTGAAGACAATGTTATTACTACTACAGGGACAACGAGTTATAGTGTTGGTGGAACACTACGCCTTAACGAAGTAGCAAAAATTACAGATGCACCAGATCTCGAAACCGATGATTATAATAAAATATGGTTTTATGATGATGATACAAGTTCTTATCAATTAAATCAAGATGCAACAACTGACAGGGTAATGTTTTGGACACCGCAACCAAACACAGTCGACTACGGCGTTCAAATTGGCGATTACTTTTCTATTACAAAAGGCAGTACTATTTTTGTAGGACAAATAACTGGGCTTGTAGGCGTTCTCTCAATAGATGCCTGGGCATATACTGAAGTATTTAAAACAGGGTACATTAATAATAACGTAGATAGTGTAACCGAAGTAACAGTTACAGTGGGTACAAGTCTAGTATCAGTATCAAATTTAGAACTTAGAGCAGCAGGTACTGGAAGTGTATTATTACAAAATATAGAAATCAACAATGATATTATTGGTACAAATATTGCTGAAGGCGACACTTTAACATTAACACTAGCACCTACAGAAGATTTAATAATTGATTCTACAGAGTCTCTTCAAATTCCTAAAGGCACTACAGCACAAAGAATACAAGCACAAGATACTTTCTTAGACGGTGGAGCAGCCTTAAACAGCAGCACTATACTAGACGGCGGAGATGCTACAACTGTATTTGGAGCAAGTGATACCATTTATAACTCGGGTTCTGCACTATTAACAACCTCAGGAAATATTGGCGACATAAGATTTAATACTGACGATAACGTATTTGAAGGCACTGGATTAACAAGCACAATATCACTGGGTGGAGTATATTCAGAAGACAGACAAACTAGTGTTACTGCTGACACAGCAACAAATTCAATACAATTTGTAGTTAATTCAACAACAGTAGGCGAAGTTAACTCTAATGGATTGTCAATACACAGTATACAAACTGATGATATACTTTTAGATAACAATATTATTAGCACAACAGTTTCAAATTCAAATTTAGATCTAAGAGCAAACGGAACTGGAGAATTAGTACTAGACGATCTATCTTTTAAAAATAATGTTATTAAAGATAATGGCAATAACTTAATCATTAAGAATACTGGGTTTGGTTATACAAAATTTAGTGGAACAGCTGGGGTTGTAGTTCCAAGCGGCGGCACTTTTGGTGCGCTTGCAGTGCCACCGCAAGTTGGAGATACTCGATGGAACACCAACCGACGACAACTTGAATCTTGGGACGGTTCAGCATACATATCGTCAGCAGGTGTTGCCGGAGTAATTAGTGCAGATGAGTTTGATGATTTACTATTAGAATATACTATAATCTTTGGGTAACTCATACCTTTTTTACATAATCGATAAATACTATTAATGCAAAGTAAGACCATTGTGGACCAACATATCTACAAGCTGAGCAGGACTAACTGTGGTTATCCGGCAAAGAGCGAAAGCTGAAAATTTGGGTAGAGGGACAGGATCCCCGTATTGAGGAGAAAAGATGAGCGCCATCGGTCGTATTAGCGGTCCGCTCTTAAAGTCAAACTTGATTCGTAATGGAATTGATTTAGCTTTTGAGACGGATTTATTATATCTTGATGTAAATAATCAACGCATCGGTATCAAAAACGCAACACCTCAATACGAATTAGATATCACAGGTACAATACGTGCCACTAATTTAAGAATCACAAACAGAGCCGATATTGGAGATATAAATGTCCAAGGCAATACTATATGGAGTGATAATCAGTACTTAAATCTAGGTACCCTTGACAATATAGTTTATAACAATAAATTACGTGTAGATGACATTGATGTTGAAGGTAATGTCATTAGTACAAACGTATCAAATTCAAATTTAGAACTCCGTCCAAACGGCACAGGCGAAGTACATGTTTATTCAAACATGGATGTGGACGGAAACATTCATGCTACTGGAAATATTACAGCAGACGGAAATATTACACTAGGTGATGCTGACACTGATAATATTACATTTAATGCCGATGTTGCTAGTAATATTATTCCAGATATAGACAGAACTTATACACTAGGTACAGCAGGAACAGTATATTCAGAAGGCTCTACTTATACAGCAGGCGACATTACAATAACTGTAAACAACGGCACTGGAACACTATCTATACCAGCAGCCGGCGTTGTTTGGGTAGACGATGTAGCATCAGAAACCACAGGCTATTATTATCTAATAACACTAAACACAGTATCAGGTACTAGATATTCTGCAACTACTACTTCTGATTGGTCTGGAACAAATCCACAAACAGCAAGTGTATCTGTTCCAGATATTCCTAACGGAACATATAACGTTACACAACTACAAAAAGATGCTAAACGTTGGGACGATATTTGGGTTAGGTCTATTACTACTGACGGCGTTAATACTGGTAACATTAGTGTTGATGGTATTAATCTAACATTACGTCAAGGAAATATTTATTATGTTGCTGAAAACGGCGATGATTCACATTACGGTGATCATCCGCAAGATCCGTTTGCATCAGTAGCACACGCATTAAGCGTTGCAGCAACAGATATTAGTAATGGCGAACTTGCTCCAACTATACATATTCTTCCAGGTGTGTACACAGAAACATTTCCGTTAACAGTTCCAGCAGGCGTTACAGTCAAGGGCGAAAGTTTAAGAAGTGTAAAAATTGTTCCTACAACTGAAACACGATACAACGATGCATTTTTGTTAAATGGTGAAAGCACTATAGAAGATGTCACAGTTGCAGATTTTTATAGTGGCGGAGTATTTACTAACGCACTTAGCGCAGGCATCGGCGACACACTAGTT